CCCGGCCTGCCCCGGCCTGCCCCGGCCTGCCCCGGCCTGCCCCGGCCTGCCCCGGCCTGCCCCGGCCTGCCCCGGCCCCGCGGGGATGAGTGCGCCAGGTACGGGCAAGGAAGAAAAACGCCAAGCCCTATATTGCGGAAGCCAGCGCCAGCCCAACATTCGCAAAGTGTGCTATATTTTTTTATTTCCGTTTAGCCGAAAATCACTCAGGAATTTTTTATGACCCAAGCCCCCCTCCCCCCTAAATTCTGCTTGCCTGCCAAGCCTGACCACTGGTGTGACCGGTGCCGCATCAACTTGATAGGCCTCCCCCTGCCTAGGGAAAAGTACCACTTGGAAACCCCAACCGATTCAACCTGCCACCCCTGCAACTTTGTGCCGCGTGAGCACTCCAAGGGTGAATTGAGAGGTCCGGTATGAACTTCAAAGCTGCACGCGTGGCATCAGGTCTTACACAAGAAGCTGCCGGGGCGTTGATTGGGGGCACGCGCCGAGCGGTGCAGGAGTGGGAAGGGGGGCGTCGTAACTGTCCCCCTGCCAAGCTGGCTCTATTTATGATGCTAACCGCAAGTGCCGCGCCGCATCAATCTGGTCCTCTGAATACTTCCGGGCCACGTCCGCACCCTTCAACCCCTCCGCTGGGTGACCCGGCATAATCCACAGGCGGGGCTTGCATCCGTCCGGGCTCACCGGGTTGTGCACCTGCCCCTTGTGGATGCCGGGGTGAGGGAAGTATCCCAACTCCAGCATCAAGTCCCCGCGCTTGTTGCGTGGGTACCGGCTCTCCAAGTTGAGCCCCTTGATGAGCGTGTCCAGAAAATGGCTCGACACCCAGCCGTTGCGGAATCCCACCTGCTCCTGCTCGATCATCTCGATTATTTCCTGCTCCAGCCGTCCGGCGCTGGCCTGCACTGCCTCATCCGTGCTGCTGGTCTGCGGTGCCCTGTGGCAGTCGCCAGCGGGGTTTAGCTCGGCCGGTATGGCGTACCCCCGCAGATAGTCGGTAACGATGGCATAGCCGTCGCGTTTGAGCCAGTTGTAAAGCTCGGGAAAGTAATTGCCGCCCATGCCAGCCTTGATAATGTCCTCAACGCTTTGCTGGGCCGTGTAGAAGATAGCAAAGCGCCGGTCGTCCTTGGTCTTGCGCACGCCGTCTTTATGGTTGCTGTTGAGCATGAAGTTAGCGCATATCATTCGACTCGACTTGTTGGCCCCCTTGCCCTCCACCTCCAGCCAGTCGTTGGTAATCATCGGCTTCAAGGCCTCCAAAATCTCGCTCTGGTTTTCGGCCACGTAAATGTCCTCCACAGCGATAAATATCCGGTCTGCAATCCAGTCGTTGAACCGGGATGCAAGCTCGTGGGGCTTTGGCGTGTGGCAGTGCGCGCGCCCGATGGCCTCGGTGACACAGCGCGAGAGCAAAGTCTTGCCGTTACCTGGCGCGCCCTGAATGAGCGGTGCCCACTGGAATTTGACGCCGGGGTACTGCACCACGGCCGCCATGTAGGCCAGAATAATCTCCCGGTCGCGCGCTACGGGCAGTATCTTTTGCAGGTGGTCAAGGAATGGCCGGGGGTTGCCCTTTTTGCTCGGGGTCTTGATGGGCACGTAGCTGTTGACGTAGGTGAGGTTGCCCTCCTCCCATATCTCGCCCGGACCCTTGCGTGGGTCAAACTCGCAGGCGTTGGCCTTGGGAAAGCGCACGTCACGGCTTTGCAGGAAGGCCTCCCATGCGGTTTTGGCAGGCTTGCCCTGATTGCGGTCCAGCGTATAGGTAAAGCCCCCGCACATCGCATTGAACCGGCCCTCGTTGAGGCTGTGGCCGCCCGGCATGAGTATGGTGTGGGTGCTCATAACGTAGGTACACCCGGCAAACATCACTTTCATATCCTCGGGCTGTAGCCAAGTTTCCCCCACCACGTCGCGCACGCCCGTGGCAGGCTTGGGCGCTTCCATCTCTTTGTCCTTGCACACATCATTCTGCTGGCCGATGGCCCCCAGCACCGTGCGTTCGATGTAGCTGCCGTGCTCGGTCCACTTGGCGCGCTTCAAGGCGCTGCGGTTCATGAGCGTGGCAATGCGCTGGCAATCCTTGCCGGTCCAGAATGCGAGGTGCTGCGCCAGCGCCGCGTCCGCGCTCGATGCGTCGTAGCCGCGATTGGCATCCGGGTAGGCCTTGCACAGGGCCGCAAAGTCCGCATCCCACAGTTGCTGGAATGAGGCCTTGCCACCAAAGGCCCCGGCCGCGCTCTTGCTGTTGCAGGCGCGCCGGATAAGGTCGTCGTCATCCACAGGGCCGCGCCACTCGGGCACCGGGTAGGTGGTCCAGCCCACCATGATTGGGTCCACCTCGACACCAGCAAAATACTTGGGGATGATGGCCGCAAGTGCCGCGCTGTGGTCGGTCATGGCGTTACCAACGGCTCCACTGCCAAGCGCTACAAAGCGGCCCGAGTGGTAAAACTCCAGCCCCAGCGCGCTATTTTTGGTCTTGTGCTTGGGCACTTGGCCCACGCCGAACATGTGCAGGCCAGTGCCACTGATGGACACCTCGCACGCAGCGCCAGCAAGGGAGGTGCACAACTCCATTGCAAGGGGTGACCATCCGCCAGGTGTGGTCGGAGTGCCTGCGAGGAGGCAATTGTCAATGTCGAGAAACCAGAATGGGTCAGCCTCGGTGAATACAAAGCCCACAGGGCCGTGCGCGGCCGCCGTGGCATAGTCGGTCCAGATGGCCGGGTCGTGCGCGTTGGCGGGGTGCCCTGTGCGCCAGTCGGTGGGTATTTTGTCGGTCTTGCCGGGGCGGCTGCTCGGGCGCGTGGCGTAGGTGATAAATTGGCGGTGGGCCTCAAAGGGCTGGAGGGCGGTGGGTAGACTCACATCACACTCCCGATAAAGGCTTGGGCTGCTTGCGCAACGATGGCATTACCGTAGGCGCGCAGGCGTCCCACTCGGCCGGTAGCCCCATGAGCCAACGGGAATGTGCCGGGTTCAACTGGCCGCCACTTTCCATCCCGGCAGAGGAGCCAGTCAGCAGCTCCCCAGTGGCCGTTAGTCGGGCTGGTCGGTCCAAGTTCTGACAGGTCAACGCTTCGCCCCACAGCTTCAGGTATTTCTTGCCATTGGTTATCCCGTAACGACCCATCGTTTCGGTTGCTTTCGGCGTCTGCCAGCCCGCTAAAGTCGCATCCTTGGGCAAGTCCTTGCCCTGACAACCCTCGGTGTAGGTGCTCCCGCACTTCGGGTCGGTCGCTCTCGGTGTGCCCCATCCCGCAAGCCACGCCTGTCTGCCCACCGTGTCGTCCCGTATCACTCCGTCCTTGCGCACCATCGACGCCTCCAAGTCGCCCGAATCCTTGTGGTCGCGCGTCGTGGGTGTTGCCCACGACGCCATTGCTGCCGCATGATTGATGGTCACTTGTACTTTTGACCCATTGGGTCGTTTCGTAGCCATCAAGTCCGCAGGTGTTCGACCTCCGCTCGCAGCATGTGCGTCTGGCGTGGGCCATCCCGCCAAGGGAACGATCTCGGTCAAGTACCCGCTGGCCCGGTTGGTCGCCACCCTCGACGGCCGCAACCCGTCCCTGTCGATCATATCCATCGTGTTTGGCGTGGGCCACCCAGTATGTTCTGTCTCGGATGTGCGGAGCACCGACGCTCGCAGCCGGGAACGCAACCGCCCCGAAGGCATAACCCATTGCTTCCACGTCAGCTTGTACAAGGTCGAGCCAAGGTGCAGCGTCTTTAGAAGCAACCTGTTCTCCAAGGACGCTTGGAGGTCGGCACTGGAGGATGAGATGGTTGAATGCAGGCCACAGATGCCGCTCGTCAGCAAACCCATCGCCTTTGCCTGCCGCGCTGAAAGGTTGGCAGGGGCAAGAGCCTGTCCATACTCGTCTATCGTCAGGCCACCCAGCGAGTCGTAGCGCTCGGCTCCAGACTCCGATACCGGCAAAGAAGTGGCACTGTGTAAATTCGCGCAAGTCGTCTGGTTTAACATCCTCAATACTCCGTTCGTCAACAATGCCGTCAGCGATGTGACCGGCTTTAATCAGGTTGCGCAACCATTGGGCTGCGAAGGGGTCGATCTCGTTGTAGTAGGCGGCCATCGTTACATCTCCGCTCCGTCAATTTGCATACCCAACTCACGGGCGATGTGGTGCTCAAGACGTGCGCCCCTACTGCTGGCCCATCCGGGCAACAAGTGCAACGCTTGGCAGTCCATTAGCAAGCGAATGTCTTTGCGTAAATAGAAGTCCCACGATTGGTTTGGCACCTCGTCATGCTCTGCCGGATTGCAAACATCAAACCCTTGCGCCCGTAGTTCTTTGGCTTTGGCGTGAAAGGCTGGAAAGTTTAGTTTAGGGTGACCTGTCATTGGTCCAGACACATAGATTCTCATGCCAGCAGCGCATCCAATGCGTCACGCTTGGCCTTTGGTCCAGCCTCGTGGGCATTGGGGTCACCAGCGGCCAGCCCCTGCGCCAGCACCGTGTGGTTGCCACGGGCCACGGCCGCACGCATCACGGCGCGCCGCAGTGCAGGCATGGTGCCAAAGTATTTGCTTATCAGGCCGGTGCTGCACTTGGCCTCGATGGCGATGGCATCCCGGCTCATGCGGGTGTAGCCGTCCCGTGCTGCCACTATCAGCGCCGCGCTCATAAGCACCTCGCGCTCGTGGATGGGTTTGCGTCCTGCGCGGCCCGTATTTGCTTTGCTCATATTTGTCCAGTAGAAAAAGTGGCGTATCCGCCTGCCAATAAAACAAGCTCGGCCCACCGTGCCTGCGCTCTCTCGTGCTCGTCAGTCATCGAGGGTCGCCACCCCTCGTGCTTGCACTCAATGCTCACAAATTGTCCGATGACTTGGCCCACCATTTCGGGGGTGATGACCACAGGGCGGATGCCTATCAGGTCAGCGGACTTTACACTTTGGTTTACAGCCTTGGAATCGTTGGCGAGCCCGTAGCGCACCGGCACGCCTCGCGCGTCGAGTAGCACACCCACGTTGTTGCGCCACAGCCTCCAGCCCCGGCGCGCGGCCTCCAGCCGGACCATGCTTTGTACGCTTGCCTCGTTCATAGTCTCTCCATAAGTTCGCGCGCCTCACGCGCATTGAGGGTTTGGGCGGTCGCAACGTCCACCCCATATTTCAGGAAGAATCGGCGTTGCGCCATCGGTATCGTGTCACCTGCCGCTGTGGCCGCCCCACCCCACATTGCCATGCGGTTGCGTAGCTCGGCCTGAGCCTCGGCCTTTTCGCGGTGGTGTTTTTTGAGCGTGGCCTGAATCATGGAGTCAGGATGCCAAGCCGGGGGACTATCAATACTGCCACGTAGCCGCTCAAGAGCATCAAAAGTAAGCTCAGACAGGTCACCATCAACAAACTCCGGGGCACTGCGACCGGCAGGCTCCGCATAAAATCCACAGTACGGGCAAGTCGTGTAAACCCTCTCATACGCAGACGTGCACTGAGGGCAAGTGCGGGTAGGAATAATCGAAGCTGTATCGTTTTTGCTACGACGCTCACGGCGATCAAGAGTCCAAGAGCGAGGAGCATCAGGCAGGCCGTGGCGATGCACATTGCCAACATGGTCGATGATGAGAGCATACTTTTTCCCTTCCAGCGGACGCAGCGCGCGCCCAAATTGTTGAGCGTACAGGCCGTAGCTTTGCGTGGGCCGCGCCATGCTGACCACCTCGATAGCGGGGAGGTCAAAGCCCTCGCCAAAGAGGTCCACGTTGACCAGTTGCAGCACCTCCCTGTTGCGGAACCGGCGCAAGATGCTGGCGCGCAGGGCATCCGGCGTTGTGGCGCTCACCACCTCGGCCATCACCCCGGCGTCACGGTAGGCTTTGGCAATATCACCGGCCGCCTCAACGTCCACAGCAAAGGTCACGCCGAGCTTGCCTGGGGCGATGCGCTGGTAGTGCGTCACCACGTCGCCAACGATGTGCGACTTGTGCACGGCGGCCGCCAGCTTGGGAGGGGAAAAGTCGCCCGAGGCACTGAGCGGCACGTCGCGCAAGTCGAGGTCGGATGGGGGCGCAAAGATGCGGTACTCAGTGAGCCTGCCCTTGGCGATCAACTCACGCATGGTCGGTCCCACCACCATGTAATCCATCAAGCCATCGGTGTGCCGCCCGAGGCCCTGCCCGTCAGCACGCACAGGTGTGGCCGTCACGGCGAGGCCCCGAGCGTTGGGAAATAGCGTTATGGCCTTGCCCCACTTGTTGTCAGCCAGCACATGGTGCCCCTCGTCAGTGACAACGAGGGTGACTTGCTGGAGCCACGGGTCATTCTGGTTGTGCCGGATGAGGGTATCCACACCGGCCACTGCAACCTTGCTCATGGGGTCGATGTAATTGCGCTTCAATTCCGCCAGGTGCGCGGTGGTGCAGATGCGCGCCACGGATGCGGGGCCGATGATGCGATGGCGCAAACCGTTGCGAGCGAGCGCCATGCTAATCTGGCTCACAAGCTCTTGCCGGTGGGCGATGGCAACTGACGGACCTACGTTGTTTGCGATCACGTCAGAGAAAACCACCGTCTTGCCGCCCCCGGTGGGCAGCACGGCCATCACGTCGCGCATACCCAACTGCCAAGCTACATAAACTTGGTCGCGGACTTGCTGCTGGTAGTCGTAGAGTGCGATCATTTAGCGGTAGTAGGTAACGCCGTCATTGCACAGGTAGCCCGTCTTTTCCCCCGTGCTACCAATCCCAACTTTTCCATCGGTGCCAACGACTGTCACCCATGAGCTACTGACGTGCGCCACAACCTTGCAATCGTGGCTCGCCTTAAATTCGGCCCAATTGTTGTGGTCGATGATTGCGCAGACCGTCAGCGCTATGACCAGCAAGACGATGCCGGGTATGAACCAGTCCTCAATGTCCATGATCTGTACCTCAGTAAAAATAATTGGTGACAAGGCCGTCATTATGTCCTAGAATTCAACCGCGTCAAGCAAATTTATCAACCCCGAAGGAGTAATTATGGGAATCCGGATTGAGGTCACTGACCTCGAAAATACTGAGCGAAGTGCGCTCATCAAGGCAGCCAAATTTATGCTGGAGTTCGCTGGCTACAGAGTTGAGGCAACCACTCCAGCACCAGCCCCCGTGGCCGCCGCGCCAGCACAGCATGTGTGGCCCGAGGACTTGCCTGCCGACAATGGCCTGCCGGTGCAGGATGCCGAGCCCAAGGCGTCCAACGTCTTTGCAATGCCCGTGCCTACGCCTCCAGCGCCAGCCCCTGTGGCCGCCGCGCCGGTCGCGCCACCTCCCCCGCCACAAGCCCCCGGCATCGAGGTTGACGCCAACGGCATGCCGTGGGACAACCGCATTCACAGTGGTAGCCGCGCCAAGGTAGCCGATGGCTCATGGCGTCAAAAGCGCAACCTCGACCCAAACGTGCTGGCGCAGGTGGAGGGCGAGTTGCGCACGACGATGGGCTTGCCTACTCCTGCACCGACTACCACTGTGCCGGTGACTGCGGCGACCCCCACTGTTCCGGCCACTCCTGAGTCAGCCTTCATTGCCGCCGTGGTTCCGCCACCCCCTGCCGCAGCAGTGCCGGTGCCGCCCCCTTTTGTGCCCAATGCGGAGCCTATTGCGGCCCCGGCCGTCATTACACCGCCCCCACCTACTGCCCCGGCTGGTGCTGTGACGACTGCATCCCCTACTAGCCCCGTCACCTTCCCCATGTTGATGCAAAAGATCACGCAGGCGTTCACAGCCAAGACCCTTGACCAGCCGACTATCCAAGCCGCCTGCCAAGCCGTTGGCCTGCCGTCCCTGCCGATGCTCGCATCACGCCCAGACCTCGTGGCCCAAGTCGCAACCATCCTCGGGATTGCACTGTAATGGAACACGCACTCCTACCCCCATCGAGTGCGTCACGCTGGGTACCATGCCCCGGCTCGGTGACGCTGGAGGCGATGTTCCCCGAGAACGATGCCGACAAAGAAAAAGCGGCCGAGGGCGATATGGCCCACCTTGTCTGCCACACCATGCTTGCCGGTAAGCCCCTGCCGGACGGCGCGACCGATGAGATGGTTGAGGGTGCCGAGATGTACTGCGAGGACATTGAAACTGTCGTCAAGGCTTCCGGCCCCGGCGTTCGTCCCAACATCGAGTACCGCCTCGACAAGACCAATCGGATGCTGTTCGACCCCAACAATTGGGGCACGCCGGACTGCACTGTGAATGCCATTCCGCACAACAAGTTTTACGCTTGGGATTACAAGTTTGGGCACCGCTACGTTGACGTGTTTGAAAACCTCCAACTCATCAACTACACCATCCTGAGCCTGTGCAATGATTTGAGCGGCAAGATACCCGAGGGCATCGAGTGCCACCTGCGCATCGTCCAGCCGCGCAGCTACCACCCTGACGGTCCCATCCGAGAGTGGGTGGTCATGTCCGATGACCTGTGGAGCTACCGTACCGTGCTGGCCGAGTCCGGCAAGATTGCACTGGCCCCCAACCCCCCGTGCAAGACCAATTCGGAATGCCGCGACTGCCGCGCGCGCCACGCCTGCCCAACGCTCCAAGCGGCTGGATACCTGGCGGTTGAGGCCTCGGGCAAAGCCATCCCGTTCGACATGCCAGTGGAGGCAGTTGGTCGTGAGTTGGCGTTGATGCAGAAGGCGGCCGAATTGCTCAAGGCGCGCATCGACGGCTTGGAAAACGAGGTGCTGGGCAACATCAAGCGCGGCGTGCCGGTGACCGGATGGATGACCAAACAAGGCACTGGCCGCAAGAAATGGGACAAGCCTCTGGAGGAGATTGTGGCCCTCGGCCAGATGATGGGCGTGGACGTTAGCAAGCCTGACGCCATCACCCCGACACAAGCTATCAAGGCGGGTATACCTGCCGCAGTTGTTGATAGCTATTCGACCGTCCCCCTCGGGGAGGTAAAACTCGTGCGCGACAACGGCGCACAGGCCCGTAAAGTATTTCAAGGACCAGCAAAATGAACCAATTTACAGCAGCCTATTCAGGCGATGCAGGCGGCCCAATCGGGGGCGTATCTCCAGCCAAAGAACAGGCCATAAAGCAGGCTTGCGAGGCCAATCAGGTCGAGCGCCGCAGTGGCCTCGTTCCTCCCAAGCGCGACCGCATTGTGGCGGCATCCACAGCGCTGTTCATTGCCCGTGAGCGCTTCAATGCGCTGGGTACAACCTGCATACCCAATGACCGCGATGCGCGCCTCCAAGGTCAAATCGCCTATGACGTTGCTCGCGCTGAAATGAATCAAGCGCAACGCGACCTCGACTCCCTCACCCGTTAACTCCAAGGAATTATCATGGCTAGAACCAATTTTACGACGCCCGTTGGCCGCTTGCTCATGGGCTCGCTTTACAAGGCCCAAACCACCGATGCCGAGGGCAAGCCTCTGGTCAACAAGTCCGGCCCCAACATCGGCCAGCCTAAGGTGCAATACTTCTTTGCCGTGGGCATCCCCAAGGGCACAGAGCAACACTGGTCGCAGACCGAATGGGGCTCCAAGATTTGGGCCGTTGGGCACGCCGCATTCCCCCAGCAGGCTCAGGGCCGTGCATTCGCATGGAAAGTTGTGGACGGCGACTCGCAAGAGCCCAACCGCACCGGCAAAAAACCGTGCGACCGCGAGGGCTACCGTGGCAATTGGGTGGTCAGCTTCACCAGTGGCTTTGCCCCCAAGATTTACAACAAGGATGGCACTGCCCAAATTGTTGAGCCCGATGCAGTCAAGCTCGGCTACTACGTGCAGGTGAACGGTGACGTTGACGGCAACGGCTCCAGCCAGCAACCCGGCGTCTTTATCAACCACAGCATGGTCGCACTTAGCGCCTACGGCCCCGAGATTGTGGTCGGCCCCGACGCATCCTCTGTGGGCTTCGGTACCGCACCGCTGCCTGCTGGAGCGATGGCCGCACCGGTCGGCGGATTTAACCCTGTGGCCCCGGCCGCCGCTGCACCGCAGGCCTACCAGCCCCCAGCGCCAGCAGCCGCGTACCAGCCGCCCGTGCCTGCCGCAGCCTATGCCCCTCCTGCACCGGCAATGGCCGCACCAGCCCCCAACCCGGCATTCCTCGCTGTGCCACCTGCCCCGGCCATGCCACCCGTGCCCCTCGCTCCCCCAGCACCAGCACCCAAGCAGATGACCGCCAAGGCCGGTGGTGCCACCTATGAGCAAATGATTGCCGCAGGCTGGAATGACACGCTGTTGGTGCAGCACGGGATGATGGTGTAAGACCATGAACACCCGCAGATACCCCCGCACACTCAATGAGGCCTTCGGGCCTTACACGAGCCACGAGTTTGTGGAGCCCCGCCCTCGGTCACACGGGGTATTTGCGTGGCTGTACGCGGTCGCAGCAATCGCTCTAATGGTAATTTGCTTGTGGCACTGAGCGACCGGCTTACCACGGCCATTAACGACGCAATTGCGGTTGAGTAGCGCCATCTCACGCTGTAGCTCAACCGCAAACTCAAACGGGCACTCTCCCAGCGTGACGAGTGGAGATACAAAGCGCATCATTACCGCGCAAAACTATTGGAGCGAGCATCATGCTCAACGCAATCAAACGAGCTTGGCGAACCTTTGACAAATGGTGCGAAAAGTATTTAAGTGCAAATAAGGAAAACCAATGACACACGTATTCAAAAATCGCTTCACCAATGCCGTAATTTATGAAGGTGAATCGGGGTTGACCACACGGCAAACTCTGGAAAAGGCCACCGCTTCCCGTGCGAACCTGTCCAGTGCGGACCTGTCCGGTGCGGACCTGTCCGGTGCGAACCTGTACGGTGCGAACCTGTCCAGTGCGGACCTGTCCCGTGCGAACCTGTCCGGTGCGGACCTGTCCGGTGCGGACCTGTCCGGTGCGAACCTGTACGGTGCGAACCTGTACGGTGCGAACCTGTCCGGTGCGGACCTGTACGGTGCGGACCTGTACGGTGCGGACCTGTACGGTGCGAACCTGTCCAGTGCGAACCTGTCCAGTGCGAACCTGTCCAGTGCGAACCTGTCCCGTGCGAAGTTCGATTCTGATAAAGTGCTCATCGGCAAGCGCCCATATTTTGCGATTGGTCCAATAGGTTCTCGTTGCGCAAACGTAACCCTGTGGTTGACCGATAAAGGGCCGATGGTAAAAGCCGGTTGCTTCACTGGCACGCTTGACGAGTTTGTCGTGGCGTGCGAGCGTACCCACGGTGACTCGGACCACGGCAAAGAGTACGCGATGGCGGTTCTTATGTTTGAGGCGCATATCTCGCTTTGGACGCCAGCAGAATGATCGTCCCACCACCACCAATTTGGGTGCTCGACATTGAGTGCTACGTCAACTATTTTCTCGTGCTGGTGCGCAACGTGTACTCGGGCGAGATTATTGTGGTGTACGAACTATTCAACGATGTGGTGACTGAGAGCAACCCGTTGCCGCCAGGTACGCACATCACTTTCAACGGCAACAACTACGACATGGTGATGCTCGCTATCGCCATCAAAGGAGCAACAAATGCTACCCTCAAACTCGCCAGCGATACCATCATCCTGCGCAACCTCAAGCTTTGGGATATGGAAAGAGAGTTCGGATTTGAACGTCTTGCGCTCGACCATATCGACCTTATTGAAGTTGCTCCCGGCACTGCGGGACTTAAAATCTATGGAGGTCGTCTGCACTCACGACGCCTACAAGATTTACCAATCGAACCTAGCGCCGTCATATCACAAGCTGACGTGCCAGTCCTGCGGCTTTACTGTGGAAACGATCTTGTTACCACCATCGACCTCTACAAACGATTGAAGCCTCAGATTGATTTGCGCGAGGAGATGGGCAAAGAGTTTGGCATCGACCTACGCTCCAAGTCCGATGCGCAGATTGCCGAGGCAGTCATCCGCTCCGAGGTGGAGCGTAGGCTCGCGCAACGGGTCTACCGGCAGGATGTGGACTTAACCTATGAGTTCACTTATCACGCGCCAGCATGGGCCTCATTCCAGACGCCGGGGATGCAGCAAATGCTCGCCATCATCGGCCAGCAGACATTCAAGTTGCGCCGCTTCGCCACCAAAGACAATGCGGTGGGCAGCGTGGAGATGCCCCCGGCGCTCGACTCGTTGCGCATCCGCATTGGGCGCGGCGTCTACAAGATGGGTATCGGCGGCCTCCACAGCAATGAGAAATGCACCGTGCACCACGCACGCCCCGGCCTGCGCATCGTGGACCGTGACGTGACCAGCTACTACCCCTCCCTCATCATCAACGCCGGTATCTGCCCACCCAGCTACGGCAACTCGTTTCAGGCGGTCTATCGCTCGCTGCTGGAGCGCCGTGTGGCCGCCAAGCGCGAGGGCAACAAGGTCATCAACGAGGCTTTGAAGATTGTTTTGAATGGGACTTTCGGCAAGCTCGGCAGCATGTACTCGATGATGTACGCGCCTGACCAAATGATTGCCGTGACACTCACCGGTCAGATTGCATTGCTCATGCTCATCGAGAGCTTTGACGTGAACGGGTTTGAGGTGGTTAGCGCCAACACGGACGGCGTGGTCACGCTGGTGCCCGATGACCGACGCGACCTGTTTGAGGCGCTGGTTGCGGCATGGGAGATGACCACAGGTTTCAACACTGAGGAAACGGAATATGCTCATCTCTACAGCAAAGACGTTAACAACTACATCGCGCTCAAGCCTGACGGCGAGCAAAAACTCAAGGGGCTATACGCGCCGGTCGGGTTGTCGAAAAACGTCACCAACGCCATTTGCGTCAAAGCGGTGCTGGATTATTTGTCGCTGGGTGTGCCGATACAAAATACCATCTATGGGTGCACCGACATACGCCAATTCCTCACGATTCGCCAAGTAAACGACGGGGCTATTTATGGTGAGTCGTACTTGGGGAAAGCTGTGCGCTGGTATTACGCCGCAGGTGAGACTCGCCACATCGCTTACAAGACTAACGGCAATAAAGTCGCCCGATCGGAAGGCGCGCGGCCGTTGATGGAATTGCCCGATGGCATCCCCGCCGACATTGACTATCAGTGGTACATCAACGAGGCCGTGAGCATCTTGGGGGACGTGGGTGGTTAAGCTCTACACGACTGATGACATGGAGGGGGCAGCGCGCCAGCTTGTGGCTACCAATCGCAACGTCATCATCTACATGCAGCACCGCTCGGCACGGCCAATCCGGATGCGAATGAACAAGCTCAAGGATTTGTCCATCGAGTTGTGCAAGGCGTGGCAGCCGATGGCAGCCGGTGTAATCGAGCGCTGGAGTGTCAAAGGGGGCCTGATGGTGTACCGGCCCCACCCCAACAGTTTGAAGGCCGTGATGCCCCCATCCGACGCCATGCTGTTCATTGAAGCGCCCTACATGATTACCGACTTTGAGCGCATCACCGCCAACGTGCGTCAAGAGGTGGTCGTCTACCGTCCGCCGACATGGGAGTTGCACAACGAGACAATTGAGCATCTGTTCCCGCACGCCGGTACCTACCTGACGTTGGACTCGATTTTAAAGTCACTGGTGGGCCGCGAGTTGACGGAGGAGATGCAGGGCGCTCTCGACGCAAGTGGCTATCCGCCAGGTAAAACGGCGGTATTCACAGCATGGGACATTGAGCAACTGACCGGCTGGAATGAGCGCTTCCTGAAATACGCTCTGTACCACCGGTATCTGCGGTATTCCATTCGGTACCACATCTATTCGGTGCGCTTCCCGCCCGACGACGAGGCCATGCGCTGGGCCTACGACATTTTGAGGGAGCAACCCGAGGTTGCGCGCGGCCAATATGCGCTGCGTGATGACCGGCCAAAGGGGCCGTATGTGCTGGGCTTTCAGCAGCAACTCAAGCGCCTCAAGCGGTTCAATTACATCGTGCGCGAGGACAATATCTACGTCATCAATCTCAGCGGCCCATCGCTGCAAATTGACAAGCTCGATGCGATCAACAATATGTACCGGGGACGCTGGTTCAAACTCAAAACCCTCATTGACGAGGCCCCCGAGTATTGGCTCTATGACTGATATTCAATCTGCACCGCTCGCACCGACTTTATGCGGGGAGCGTTCTGCTGGTACAACTCGTTGAGTTCGGCCAGCACCTGTGATTGATCGTTGGCACCGGCCTTGGCCTCGGGTGCGCCGCGTAGCGCAATGGCGGCCTTGAGCTTCACCTCTTTTTCAGCGGCGGACATTTTGGAGCCGTCGTCGCTCACAATGGCCTCGGTCGCAATCTCGTGGATAACGCTCAAAGCCTCAAGCCTGTAGCCCTTGGTCAGGCGCTCAAGCTCATCCTCAAATTGCTCATCGGACAGGCGCTTGTAATCGGCGCTGGTCTTGACGGTACCGATGGCCGCGCAGAATGCTTGCAGATGCTCAGACGCGCGGATGTAGCCGTCCAACTCACGCCCGGTGACCCCAAGGTAGCTGGAGGCCACGAAAAGGTCGCCACGGGCCGACATGAGGGCCGCAGTAACCGTGTCCTCGGAGATGAGCCCCGCGCGCAATGCTTCCCGTGTCATGTCAATACTCCAAGCCCTTGGCGTAGCCCATCGCGTGGAGCTTGGGCAGGTGACGCTTCATGCGCCCCGCGCCAATGTCGAGCCGCCACATCGGATTGTTGGGAATTTTCACCTTGTCCACAGCGCCATATGCCGAGCGCCGTGCCGCTGTGATCGTCTTGCCGGTCCCTGTGACCACCAGCGTGTAATCGCCACAGGTGACGTACCCCGGCGTGTCCATCACCTTGTCGCCCACCATCGTTGGGGCCTCGCCAATCATCACCTCGGACAGGTGGATGTGGTCCATGTCGTCAGCACCGCGCACGGGGATGCCGCACAGGTCTTTGTTGGTGATCTTGGAGTACGGGAAGTCCGGCAGGGCCACGACGATGCTGATACCCACCTCGCCCTCCACAGCCTCGATGGTATCTTTGCCGTTGAGCCCATCGAGCATCCATTGGATGGGGTCGTCATTTTTGATGTGGGCCGTGACGTTGTGCTTGGTGGGCCAGCCGTCGCGCATGGTCCATTCCATCGGCCACGGGCCTTGGGCGTCGATGATGCAGTTGTTGTCGATGTAGCCCACGTAGCCGAGCTTGTCGAGGATGGGGCCAACAGGCTTGAGCACTTCCTCGGCCAGCCGCGACTTGGTGGTCATGCGCGAGAGCGTACCCATCTCACCAGTGGCAACCCCGAGGTCACCATCCATGAGCTTTTTGTACTCCCAATTTTCGTAAAACCACTTGCTCCAGCCACCGGGGCCGTACCAGCCGCCAACGGCCATCTCGACGCCGTACTTGCGCTCTTGCAGAATGAAACCGTCCTTTTTTGCCGCTTTGCGTAAATCCTCCCGCTGCTTCCAGCGCCCGAGCATGTAGACCAGATCAGCAGGGTCGCTCGCAACATAGCTCAGTGCTTTGTTGGCGTCACCTGACGGCTTGCTGACTAAAAACTCCGGGTTCTTTTTGACAAATGCAATGGCTGCATCGTAATCGTTAAACGCCTTGGACTCCATAATTTTGATGCCGCTTTGCTTCATGGCCTTCTGGCCTGCATCTCGGTCGGTTTCCAGCTTGGCGGCTTCCACACCTGGCGCGAGGATGGGGTAGCCTTGCTTGCGGTACGGCTCCAGCATATCGAGCCACCGGGTGTTGTCCGGCAGATAGATGAGGTCGGCCCAATCGAGCCACTTGCGCTGTATCTCGCCAAAGTCGGTAATCTTGTCGATCATGCCCATACCGGCGAGCCGGGGTCCGCCATCTGGCCGGGGCCGGTCGTACCACTTCACTTGCCACCCGGCCATCTTGGCGCGCAGGGCCATGTCAAGGCAGTTGCTCGACGTGTCGATGATGAGGAGGCGCTTGCTCATGGCATAAACGCGAACCACGCCTCAAGTGCAAACCATGCGATCACGGCGAGGGTGAGTAAGATCATTGCAGTACCCCTTTGGCTTCATATCCGGCTCCGACTGCCGCAGCGCCCCAAAGGAATTTCTTTGCCAGAGCACGGGCCTTGTCGGTCTTTTGTTGGAGTGTACCCGCGCGCTCAATCAATCCGATGGCTGCTTTGTACTTTGCCGGGTCAATATCGGCCATCGATTGACGCAGGGCGGCCACGTAGCTCTCGTAGGCCTTTTGCTTGGAGCCGTGGACATAATCCACCTCGGCCTGTGCCATCGCCTTGTCCACGCGCGCCTTGGCCCCGGCAGCGGCCTTGGCCTCACCACCGGCAGCCTTGGCTGTGGTTGCTGCACGCTCGCCCATTGCGGCCACGCGCTCCTCACCGGCAAACTGGCCTGCGAGCTTTTTGCCCACGCCCGGAACGGCTTGCAGTGTGGCCGCCATCTGAGGCGCTTGTAGCGTCTTTGCGGCGGCCGCGCCGGTAGTTCCAGTCGAGCCCCGTGCGCTTTCCATAATCCAATGCTCGACCATCTGGTCAACCTGCGCCTGTGCGGCCTTGCGTGCGGCCGGAGCAGCATTCTTGCCACCAGAGATGGCGTCCACCACGAGGTCAATGCCGTCTTTGGTGCTGAAAAGTCGTTGAGGAAGGTTTTGGGCGGCAATCTTGGAGTAGGCCTCACCCTTCAACCCGCCCTCAGTGCCGGTCACAGCCTTGCCGATGCGGGTTGCCAGCGATTCAAGCGGCTGGGACAACTCGGCGTATTTGGCGGCCGCAGCGGCGTGCTCAGGCACAAACTTGGCAATCTGCGCGTCGAGCCCCTTGGACAGGTCTAGCGCGGCGCGGCGGACGATGGCGTCGTAGCCCTGCAACTCGCCGGAATAGGCAATGTCTTTGAGGTACTTGTTGGAAAGGTCCAATTCCTTGTACGTCAGGCCTGCTTTTGGGGCCGCTGGGGCCTTTGGCGGGGCGAGCCGACTGGTTACCTTACCTTTGCCCAACGGGGCGGCCACAGGGGCTTTTTCCTCGATGCCACTGACGGCATTGATGAGCTTGGACAACTGTGAGCGCAACTCGGGGATGTTCTCGGCCCGGTCAAGCAAGTTCTGCACCTTGGGCGTGATGCCAGACACGTCAATGCGTGCACCATCCTTTTCGCGCGCGGCCGCTGCTTTTTCAGCGTCAGCGTACAGGCCAGCGGTGCCCTTGGCGCGCGCTTCCTTGGCGGTGTCATAGGCCCCGCTCACGGCGGTGCGGACATTCTGCCCCTGCACGTCAAGAGTTGGGCGGCCGCCCCGCTCGGCCATCTGGTCGAGGTTGCGTTGCACGGCCACGGCCACGCTCTCGGCCTGTGAGGCTTCCTGCGCCTTGGTAGCGGCGGTGCGCCCGAGTGTGGATGACTCTTGGGACAGAGCGCCTTTGGTCGCAGCAAGCGCTTCCTCGCGCGCACCAGCAGCGGGTGTGCCCCGCAAGGTATCCACAACGCCGCGCACTGCCGGGGGCACGCTGGGCATCGAGGGCATGGGAACTCGGGGGATGGCTCCGAGCGCTGGGCGCGCAAGTCCTGCGGCCTCGCCAACACCCTTGAGCAGCGAGCCATACCCGCCAAACTCTGGCCCGAGCGCCTGCGCGGCCTCACCGGCTTGGCCGATGCCTTTGAGCACGCTCTGGCCGGTTTCGGTGCGGGGCGCATACGTGTCGGCGGCGGCGCGCTCCATAAACGTACCTGGCGGACGTGCGCCGGTACCGGGAAGGCTTTGGATACCAGCTTTCGCCAGCGCCGGGATGCTGCTCAGTACGGACAGGCCAGCCTCACCAACACCCAATAGCTTGGTGCCCCAGCCCTCGGGCTCAGGCGCTTTGACTGCGGCCCCCGGCATCGGCTTGCTTCCGGGGATGGCGTCAGCGCCGGTAGGCTGGGGAGCCTTGGCCGCGAGGTATGCGTCGGGGTCAAATCCGCCACTGGATTGCTTTTTGGCGAGGTATGCGTCGGGGTCAAAAGGCATGATTACATCCCGTGCAATTTGAGAATCTGTGCAGCACGGGGGTCATTCGTGTTGGCCTTGGCCCATGCGATAGCCTCGGCGTCCTGCCCTGTGGATGCCGCGCCTGCGCCGGTACCGCCCATTTGGGCCTTGACACGCTTTTGCTCATCGGCCATCGAGTCGCGGAAGGCCTTAATGTCCAGCTTCATACCGTCAATTGCGCCAAGCAATTTGTTGACCGGCATGTTGCCGTTGACCAGTGCGTCGGCATCCTCCTTGTGCGTGGCGAGCATCTGCGCGTTGGAGCCTGCGGCGGTCACAGCCTTGATGTACTCGCGGCCGTAGGTCTTTGCCAGCACGTTGAGTTGCTGCAACTCGCGGTTGTCGCCGTACTTGGAGGACAGATCGTTGAGCAAGCGGTTACCAGCCTCCCCAGCAAACGAGGTATTGATCTTCTTTGCCAGCGGGACGATGGTGGAGTCCACCTTTTCCAGCGCACCGGTAATCTGCTCGACGTTTGTGCGACGCACCTCAAGGTTGCGATTGGCACTCACAGCGCCCTTGTATCCGCCCTGCTCGGCAGCAATGTCACCACCGCTCATGCCATCTTCCTTGGCGAACGTAGCGACCCACTTGCGCCATGCCGCCTTGCCAGCCTTGTCGCCCATTGCGAACTGAGGAGCGGTACCCTTTTCCTTGAAAATGTCGTACCAGACGCGAGCCTCCTCACGGTCGGCCAAGTCGGTGGACTGAGGTGCTGCACCGGATGCCGCCTTTTGGCGCGCGGCTTGCAGGCGCTGGGCCGACAACTCGATGCGCTTGTCGCCTTGTCTGCCTAATGTTGCGTCTCGGGCTTCCTTGGCTGCAAGTGCGGCCTCCTTTAGCGCCAATTCAACTTGCTTCATACCTTGGGTGAATTGAACGCCTTGCTCGCGCATCTGCAACAGTTGCTCGTTGGCATTCTCTTTGATGATGGGGCTCAATTGCGCCAGCACGCCAATGCGATCAGCGGCAGGTACACCCTGCTGGTCCATGCGCGCGATCAATTGCTCCAGCATCCCCACCGGGCTCTGCTTTGGCGCGGCGGCCGGGGCCATCGGCGTGCCACCCACAGGGGGCGGGGCTCCGGGCGGCTGCATGTCACCGCGGGCTTGCGGGTTCGGCTGGGGCGACTGCTGTGCAAGACTGCGGTAGGGCGGGATAGGCTGTGGTTGCGGCGGCTGCATGGCCTGCTGTGCACCGGGGGTGAACATCTGCGGCGGCTGCTGGCCCATCCCTTGACCTTGCGAGAACATGGGCGGTGCTGGTGGGCGCATACCTGGCGGTTGCATGGGCACGCTTGGCTGGCCGGGGCTGGGCGTCTGCGCCACGGGTGGTGGAGGGGTCAGCAGGTTACCTGCTTGCTCGGCGTTGCGCAGGCGTGCAGCCTCTTGCGCACGGGATGTTTCCATCTGGTACGCCTGATATTCCATCGCCTGCTTGCGCTGGGCAGCCAGTTGCTTATCAATGTCGGCTTGACGCGCGTACTCCATAGCGCCGAGAGCGCCTTGGGCCATGCCGGGTGCGAAGATTGGCATAATTTATCCGAGCCAGTTGGTGTCACTGCCAGTGGTGTACCCCTGCGTGTTAGCGCTGGTGTAGTTTGCGTAGGGGCTTTGCGATATTGGGGTGCCCTGATTGCCACCGCTGAAAATGTTGCTCCCGTACTGATTCCACAGGCCGGTACCAATCTGGCCGAACAGTTGCGCCTCTTGAGCGTTCTGCGCCGTCTGCGCGCTGTAGTTGGCCTGCTGTGCACCCTGACCAGCGTTCATGTAGGGAATGGCCTGAGACATTTGGTTGCCGTACATGCTCTGGAGCCCTGCCATCTGCGCTTGGTACTGGCCTGCGGCAGCTCCCGGCTGCTGGGCGGCATACTGCTGCGCCTGCATGGGCACAGAGCCCGACTGACCGTAATACCCGGCACTGGCCGCACCGGCCGCCAGCGCGGCGCTCTGGTCCTGCCCGTACATCTGGTTTGCTTGGCTCATCCCTTGGATACCTTGGGCTTGGCGCGCAAGCTGGGCGTTCTGCCAGTTAATGTCGAAGTTGCCCATTGCCTGAGCTTCCTCCATGCCACCCACAGCGCTGTTGCCAAGGCCTCGGGCCGCCTGACCGGCGCGCACTTGATCTTGGAGCGTTTGCTGCGTTTGCTGGAAAAGAGCGCTCTGCGGGTCCATCGCCGTCTGGTACATCTGCTGACCGGCCATTTGCGCCTGCTGGGCTTGTTGACCATAGCCTTGCATCTGCTGACCGGCAAGTTGACCGGCCTGACCGTACATCTGGCCTGCCTGCTGGGAGGCCTGCAAATAGGGCTGGTAGTTCATGCCCTCCATTTGCTGGAGCGACTGCTGGTAGTAGGGGCTGGTTTGCTGCTGTGTTTGATTGGCGAGGCCTTGCTCGGCACCAAACGCTTGCTGCCAGCCCGTGTCAGCCGCGCCAATGCCCGTGGGTACGTATTGCTGGCCGCCACCTGAGGCACCTCCACCGCTGCTGGAGCGGCTACCTCCACCACCCAATAAGCTGGGTAATACGGCCCCAGCTACACCGCCTGCTACTGCGCCCCATGTCATGGTTGCACCCCAATCTTTAAAAATTGCTCGTATTCCTCGTAGGACTTGGCAATTACCTCGTCCTCGATCTTCGCCAGATCAGTCTCGGCGGTCAAATGAATGGTCGTCCACACTGCGTCCGTTTCGGCCAATACGGCACGTTTTGTTCCCGGCTCAGACACCATTGTCAAAGGGCCGGTAAGACGTTCAACGCCTTGCGATTCAGTCAACACCAGCACCGTACCTGCTGACAAAATGTTAAGGTGCTTGTGCTTGTGAATTTTACCGACGATGCAAGTGCCTGCGGGGATGTTTATGGTACGGGCATACACACCGGGTGCAAAGACGTGCTGCAAAGGGCACTCAACCTCGGGAGTAGCACCCAATGCGTATTCAAGGCTGTAGAGCTTGTGGCGGACACTATCAGGCCCAAACTTTTCGGCTTCAAGAGCGGCCTTTTCGCACACGGCGATGCGAGCGTCACCTGTAGGCAAATCACCCTTGGTGAACTCCACAGCGGCGAGGCTATCCCCACGCAGGATGAGCGTTTCGCCCTTGCAAAATGTTTCGATTCTCATTTTTTGTGCTTTGCTTTGTAGGCAGGTAAGTCCTCGGAATGGAGCGACTTGACGCCGGGGATTTTGGCGATCTTGGCCGCCTCGGCGCGGCTCAGGAATTTGCTGTTGCCATCGGTGAAGCCTCGGGTGCCTTTGGCCCCAATCTCAACGTGGCGCATACCCGGCTTGGGAGCGGTGACCACACGGCCGGTTGCAGTTTTGATGGCGGGTTTCATTGGCTGTTCCCCTCGGCAATGGCCTTGTTCACCTGCCCGTGCTGCCAGCTTGTCACCCCTAGGATGGCACCCAGCATGAGGAATGCGGCCTCGGGCACGCTGGGCACCGGCATGTGGGCCAATGGCAGCACAAAGTAGATGCCGATTACGCACGCCACGGTAGCCAGTGACTCGATAGCGTGGTGGTTCTTTTGCAGCCAGCTATCGCCCCGCGCGTCAGCTTGGAGCGTGGTGTTGACCGATGTGACCACCTGAGCGGCGGCCTGCACCTGCGCCGTCTGGAGTTGCAGCCCGTATTGCGCGAGGTGGTCTTGGAGTTGGGCCTGAATGTCAGCCAGCTTCACCTTGTCGGCACCACTCACACCGGCCACGGCATCCTTGACGGCCTCGACCGTGCTGGAGCCAAGGCCCATCTTCCCAGCAATGAACTCGGCGGCCATACCGGCCAGCGGGTTTGCCACATCGAGCACCTTCAACAATACTTGGGTTGCGTCCATGATGCGCTCCTATGCCAGCGTGCCGCCAGCGGTTGTGTAAGCCAGTTGCAGGTCGGCCAAATGGTTCTCGTGCTGGGCGTATCCCGCGCCAGGTAGCGAGGCCCAAATGTGCGCGCACTTGGCAACTGCATCGGCAAAGTTGCCAGCGTTAATGTCGTCCAGAGCGTGGCACTCTTTGAGGTATTGCATCGCCACCTTGTCTTGCGAGTCCGGGCCAAAGTCGGGCAGCCCCAACATACGCTCGTAGTAAACCCAATAGCGGTGCAGGATTTGGTAGCGACCGGCAGCGGTGCTATTGCACTGCGCGTTGAGGATATTGGGGTGCTCGGCATAGGAGTCGAACAGGAGCGGCTTGGAGGCCGTAGCCCCCACCAGCACGTTGTAACCGTTGTCACTCACAGCTAGCAGGCCTGCGCCAATCTCGCTGTGTGCGATCATGTCGAGGAAGGCTTGTTCATTGGGGGTCATCGGGTCACCTATGAGAATTTGATATGGGCCGCAAACCACGCCACAAGCGCGCCAACGGTCGATGCGATACCGGCGAGCAACATGATGGTTTTCCAGCCCCCTTGGGCTTGCTGCATCATGTCACGCATGGTTTCAACCGTTAGTTTGAGTGTGTGCACGTCCTGCGTCAACTGTTCGACTTGTGCCTCCATTCGACCATAGTCACGGCGGTCAATTTGGTCATCACTCATTTATTTCTCCGATAGCGCTTTGTTAGTTACAAATCGCAGTGCCGAAGTTAGGTAAGAGATTTTTTTATCCGTCATGTCTGCTCCTAATTAATCGCCGGGCCTTGTGCCGAGAACCCATTCCAAGAAACACTAACATCACCACTAAGTTGGATACCATTAGTATAGACACCTGTTCCTGTGCCTTGTGCAGTACCTGTAAGTTGCAGTACGTTTCCGACAATGGCTGCTGAAACTGTAAACAACGTAATTAACGCTTGTCCAGCATTTCCTGCAATTGGTGTTGATAATGTTGTAACAGGAGTGCCAATAGTGTACGTTCCAGTTTTGGTAGAAACAAGATCAATATAAGCCGTAACTCTAGCAACACATGGAGCATCAGATTGTGTATCAACTCCGTAGGTAGT